ATCATAATCTCTGAAAGGTCTTAGTTTATAAGCCATATTTTATCCTTGTATTATGTGTTTTTTTTGTTTATCCAATTACGAACCCGTCGTAATTAAAAGCTTGTTTATACTTCTCGAAAAGAGTAGCGTCTGAAGCGGTGGAAGTAGCAGCTATTGTGGCTGTCTTCTTCTCTCCCTTTTCAGAGACCTCATCGAGAACCTCAGAAGCGGTAGCGGAAGACTTGGCCTCTTCTTTCTTCTCTTCCTTTTGCATACCCTTCTTTTTATTCTTCATGAATATTGCCATCTTATTCTTATAAGCGGCGAATGAATCATCATCTAGCCCAGCAATATCAGAAGCAATAACTTGTCTGGATTCGTCATCCAAATCATACTCAGCATCAAAAGCGCTCATTCTCTCATTGAACAACTCATTGGCCAAAATCTTTTGCTTCTCAACTTCAGAAGCCTCTAGAGAAGCTTTGAGGGCGGCGATTTCTTTTTCAAGAACCTCTTGCCCGGCCAAAAGTGTGCCATATTGCTCTTTGGCGGCTTGGAGGGCTTGTTCAACAGAAACTTTTTCAGCGGCGAATTTCTCGGAAGCTGACTTAAGCTCTTGCTCAATAAGATCAGAAATTTGAGAAGCTGTTGCTTGCTTCAAATTCTCATCTGTGATATCTTTGATGCTTTGAATTTTCATAACGTTATTGTTAATAATTGTATTTACATCTAATTTCTCAATTTTGGAAATATTTTCTTCAGCTAGTGCTTCTTTTGCTTCTGATTTTAGCGTAGCTACTCCTTTTACATCAGCCGCTGGTGTTTCAGTTAAGCCAATACCCAAAGGAACAACGTTGCCTATTACTTTTCTATAAATAGATTTGGTTTTGTCTAATTTTCCTGATCCACCAAATGCTCTGAGATTGCTTTTTATAGAATCTATTTCGCTTGCGTCAGAAATAAGAGCGCCATCTTCTATGTTTTTAGACTCTCCATCAATCATTACAACATTATACTCATTAAAGCCAAGCTCCCAGCTTGCGCTCACTGATTGATATTTGTCACTAGTAGCATCGCTAGATTCCTCAATCTTATCAGCAAGATGAGGATTAGCTATTTTCCAAATTACGCCGCCGAGGGTGATATTAAATGGCCCTTTTAAGTCTTTGACTTGTTCTTCTGTAAGTGAAGCGTCTGACCCAAACTCACTGAACCCGGCAGTTAAAATTACGCCAACAATTTTTTCTCTATTGTGTTCAATATTAATTGGCTTATTGATAAAGTCTTTATAAGAAGCAATAGCAGTATCTGTATCTATTACGTCTCCATTCTTATTGACTCTATTTACAACAGCAGCATTAAATGCAACAGGAAGCAAATCAACGTTCTTCTCTGTATTTACATTAGGAATAAAATTCCCTACTTCCATCAAGGAAGCTAGTGCTAAATACTTGTCTTTCTCTTCTGAAACTAGTGGTTTGAGAATAGAACTAAATGTTGTAGTATATTGAAAGCTCATAATTAAATTTCGTACCATTTTTCCGCATTTGAATCTTCGTCCAAATAAAGATCATCTGGACTATCAAAATCAAAATCTCCAATTTCTAAAATATCTAAAGAAGCTTGAGTAAAGTCCTCCTCTTCTGGCTCCCAAGAATCAGAAACATCAATAACATTTAAAGAAGACTTTGCTACATCTTGATCAGCTTTTCTGTAAGCATCCTTAACTTTGCCGCCAGACATCATTCTCAAAAACATGTTTACTCTTGCCATTGCCCATTGGCCTCTTGTCTTGCCGGGTCTATGAGAAGAGCTAAAAGCTCCAGCGCCTCTTCTATAAACTTTCTTTAGCTGAGATAAGCTGACTTTTCTTGAACTCTTAGCGTTGTGCTCTTTGACTTTATTTTTTAAAGCCTCAATTACCTTTTTAGAAAAAGAAATTGCATTATTTGACTTTTCTCCAGCAGAGCCGGGCTCATTCTTAGAAGATCCGCTTCTTTTCTCCGAAGGCTTTGCTGGTGTTTGTGCTGAACTTTTAGGCCCCGGTCTCTTGGCTTCAATTTCTATATTTAGCTGCCCCGCCTTGCTCCTAGCATCCTCTCCTTCGGCTGAAGCGCATTGCTTGCCGATAAAACCGACATCCTTATTTAATAAATCAATGGAAAACTCTTTCTTATCAAGAGCTTTGCTATAATTTCCATTTTCTATTTCAAAATTCATTTTAGAATATTATAAAATATTACACTTTTTCCAAAGAAATTTGACTATGATTTAGTATAGCTGCTGAAAAAAGATCAACAGAATGCTCTTCTGCAATCTCTAATAGTTTATTTATTTTCTCTTGATTGTCTTGTTTTCCTTCGCAATAAGCCTTGATGCTATGGTCCCAATTTATCTTATCTTCATTAATTATTATACTTTGAGCCATTTGTTCTGCTACGGCTTTTTGTTCTGTGGTTAAAGACTTTTTCTTGTGCTTCTTTTTAAGAAATTCTTCTACTTTAGAAGCTAGAATTTCATATTCTTTAAAAATAGTAGATACGCCTTTCATCGAATAAGAAGCTAAGGCTGGAGCTTTTTTATTCCCACCACTTGGAGATGTATTTTTTGTTGATTGAGGAGCTTTTGCGCCTTGAGGTCTTCCAGTGCTTAGTCCTCCAGCCGCTCCTGCGCCACTAGCAACAGGAGCATATAGACCTTCATCTTTGAGTTCCTTGAATTTTCTTTGAGACTCAACAGACTCATCAAATATTGGCAGTCTTCCAGTTTCAATGGCTTGGATTCCCTCTTCTGGAGTTAAAACACCAAGCTGAACTAGCTGAGCAGAAACTCTTTGCCAAACAGAAGAATCTTTAATGTCTATTTCTTCAAAGTGAGGAGTTGGGAAATTCTTGAATCCCATATTTTTGCAGAGTCTCTTAATCTCTGGTGCCAAAAAGTCATTTAAGAAAGCTTGGCGACCTTGCTCTAGTCTTTGGAAGAAGATATTTACTTTGATGCTAGTAGCTGAGAACTTCTCATCTCCAACTAGAATGTTATTCAATCCTTGCTGGATGTCCGTATTGACTACTTCGTACTTTTTAGGATCAAGAATATTAGCAATATCAGGAATAATAAACTGAGCCTTAGTAGTGAAATCAGAAACAAGAACTTTTCCTACTGATTGATTTTGGAAAAGAGCTTGCATGGCTTCAATGTTCTTTTGATTGATATTTAAAGCGCCGCTCTTCAATTCAGAGCCCATGGTAATCAATAGAACAGCTTGTTGAGTTGTTCTAGTTAAGGCCATGTCCATCTTTTTCATTTCTTGCTTCCAGTTGATGTCTTCCAATACTGGAAAGCCCATAGGAACAGAGAATGGCTCATAATCTTGCTTCTTATAAAATACAGCAGAGACTTGTTTAGTGTCCAAAGGAATAGTTATATAAGCTCCAGCGCCAGAATAAGTCTTCTTCTGAATCTTAAGACGATTATCTTCTGTCAAACTTCTAAGAACTTCTCTATCTTCATCAGTAGTTGGGTTCCTTAGCCTTTGGAGTTCGTAATCTGTCAATATCTTATAGTAGTTTCCATTAACGAAAGAAATATTGCCACCATATTGAATGTCTGCTGGATTCAATATCATGTATTTAGATGGAAGCTCTAAAGTATTTGAAGCCGCTGAACATTCTGAGCCAAAAACCTGAGTAATCTTGGCCAAATCATCTTGCTTGACCTTGTAATCAAATCTATAAATAAAAACATTTCCAGATCTGTAGTATTCTCTGAAAAACTTATCTACGAAGTTGTCGACATTGATCTTCTTAAATAAAGCCTCTAGAAAATCTCTAGACTTTTTGTTGCCTCCAGTAAAATAAATTTTACTACAAGAGAACTCTGTCATCAAATCAATTACATTTCTGAAAGAAGAGAAATTATAATAAGCCTTTTGGCAAAGTATTACGGCGTCTCTAACGTTGAGGGCGCTCTTGTTGGAAACATTGTGAGAATACTTAAAAGGCACTAGACCATAATCTATATTATGGAACCTATCTGTTCTTTCAATGTTGCCAGCCAAATTTCTACGCGCAGGGATCGGAGTATTCTCCGTAGCCGCAGCAGCATAGGCCGTCATCATTGGCGTAATTTCTTGTGTCTTAGGCTTTCTCATTTTTATAAAATCATTAAGTAATTTCCACTACGGAATAGAGTCCCAGAAGGGAGAGTCCCCGTTTGGTTTTGGTTTGGAAGATTTGGCATTAGCACATATCCAGATATGCCGCTCAAAACTACCGACTTTCTATTGGAATGACCCAATACTAAAGTATAATCATCAAAAAGTTCTAGCATTGGCAAACCAGCAGAGTCAGCTACTGCCCATAAAGAACTATTTGCTCCTGTCTCGTAATAACTTACGAAGGTTCCTGCGTTTCCTACCACGGAAGCATAGCCAGAACTTGCAATTATAGATATAGAACTTGGAGTATTAATGCCGCTAAGGTTTATTCTTTGGGCTGATACTGGTGAATTGAAAATTTTAGTTCCAGTGAAATTGAAATTTGCTCCGCTAACAATGCTATTTATAGTAGCAGCATTTGAAGAAGCAGTAATTTGAGAATTTAAAACTCCAGATACAATGTCTGTATATGTTTTTGCGTATCCGCTAGAAGTATCAATTTTAGTATTTAAGACTCCACTAGCTCCAGTGACGCTGGCATTCAGATTGCCGCTGACAGAAATAATATAACCGCTAAGAGCAGTGTCCGTTGCTGTTAATGAAGCTCCAGAAGATTGCAATCTAGTAGAAAGAGCGCCGCTAACATTATCAGTATATAAATTAGAATTTATTCCTGTGCTCTGAATAGAGTTCGCCAAAATTCCTGAAACGTTATCTATCTTTGTGTTTAGAGTTCCTGTTGCAGCATCGAGAGCGTCTGAATCTAAAAATCCAGAAGGATTGTCCACTAGTGGATAGTAATTTACGTCTCCAACTTCTATAAAGAAGCCAGAAAACTCAGCTTGATCCACCTGTTTCCTCCTGACTAAATTGGCCATACTATTTAGGAATTACACTAAAACATTACAGGAGTAAAAGTAAATATGTTATTTTCTACTTGCTGCTTCATAATGTCATTATAACATTTAACTCCCCAGTTCGCCAACATAAATGCAGAATAATTATCTTTTCTGGCTCTCGTTGCTGAAGATCCTCTCTTCAAATGCTGCGGCAAATCAAAGTTTTGCATGCCTCTAGAAGTCGTAGTATATTCTACTAGAGAGCATTGCTTTTTTGTTTGATAAATAAAGTCGTCTTGGTTTTCTATGAAGTCTAGATTGGTCCAGTCTTGTCTATCAGCAGTAAATATAAGATCTCTTGGAATTGAAGTGTCTATTACTTGACTAAAGAACTTTTCGTTAGAGCAAGTTCTAGAAGCAAACAAGACTTTCTTATAATCTATGCAAGCTTGCAAAAATTCATTGCCCTTTCTGATGAATCCAGAAGAGAATACTTGATTAAATGCTATCCTATGTTCTGATAGGTTGTATTGAGATTTGGCGCTTCTTAATTGAGCGTCGTACTCTGCGCCTTCAGCGTCCGCTGCGAACTCAAGAGTCTTAATATTTATTTTATTTGCTTTGAAGACATCAGATTGATTGCATGTATCTAAAAATATGTCTGCGCCAGCATTATCGCTCACTATCATCACGACATTAAAGTATGTCATTAGATATCCAAAATATTTAACGTGATTATTTAGATTGCCAAGGCCAGAATAAGTATGAACAAGTATTCCTATGCCAGTATCTTCGTCTAATTCCATGACAGCCATGGCAAAATAGTCAGCATTTGGGCTGTCGCTCATGTTTGGGTCAATGCCAATAATGTATTTCTTGCCAGTAGATCCTTTTATTAATGTGTGAGGATACTCGTCTTTTAAAGTACACTCTTCCATTTTCTTTGCGCTGAAATAACTGTCAGATCCATCAGTAAATTGAGCACAATACTCTCTTAAAAATGCAGAATGAGAAGTTCCGCCACTTTGAGCTTCTTCAATAATTGTTTTATCAATCATCTCTGCTGGCAAAGCTTCAAATCCAAGCTGAGAAACGAAATAAGACGACTCTCCTTTTTCTGGGGAAGTGATTTGATTAACCCACTCTTGATACGTCTTGTAAAGATTCTCAAAAGTATAACTAGCAGAGGACAAAGCTATCATTTTTGAATTATTAACAAAGACCATTCTATCTTCTTCTTTCATCTTGCCTTCTTTAATTAGCAAGTCTTCCATTTCGCGGATATCAATACGCCTTTTCATGTCTTGAGGCGCAACAAGGAATGGCATCAATACATTTTTGATGATTTCTTCTGGCAGTAGCAAGAACTCGTCAAGCACAAGAATGTTAGCGCGGAAACCACGAATCTTTTCGCCGCTTAGAGGAATGGCTCTGATAGATCCGCCATTAATATCCCACTCGTATAAGTCATTTCTTTTACTCTTGGCTCCAAATGCTTGCAGCAACAGCTCTGCGCCTTTGCTTTCGGTCATCTTTTCTATGTTATTAAATATTGCTCTAGCAGTACGGAACGTAGGGCCTGCTATTAAGATTTTTGTGTTGGGCTCAAATATGCATTGCAGCACACAGTAAACACTAGCTATGAATGACTTGGCGCAACCACGGCCCCAAACACACATATTAAAGTTTCTATTAAACATTCCCTTAAGAGTAATCTCTTGATAAGGTGCAAGCTTAATCCCTGTTAATAAATAAGTAGTAAAATATAGATTTTGACGTAAAAATTTTGTCAACGAAATCTTAGCTTCTTTATCTTCTAGCTCTCCTTGAAGCTGTTTATAAATCTCGTTATAGTTTTCTGTTTTCTTCTTATACTTTGTTGTTTCGTGCCACATATTATAGTAGTTTTAAGTCGTACATTAATTGCAAGTCGTATTTTTTATATTCTCCATTGCTAAAAAATACTTTCTTCATTATTCTAACGCATTCTTCTCTACCATCTACAAATAAAAATTGTACATTGGAGTATTTTTGTATTAGTTCTCTGACGTTAAAGAAAACAAACTCTGGAGTGACTTTGATTTTCTTAGAGACGTAATTGAGATACTGAAAGCTCAAGCACTCCTGCAAAGGGCGCTCTACTAGCACTATCAGATTTGCTTCTGCTGCCACAGAACGCTCTATTTCACGACAAAATCTCTCGTAGCCGCCGCTCATGGTGCCAATAAAATCAGAGATTGACTTTCTTTCAATGTAGCATTTGTTTTCGGGATCGTTGATAGCGTAGTCTCCGAATTTTAAGCCTTTAACTTCTGTTGGATAGTCAATAACAAGAGGCATCTGCTCTCTGGTATCAATAAAAATACTAAAACCGTCTTTAATTTTGTATTTTAATTCTTCTTTCGGATATGCGTATTTGATTTTATAGCCCAAAGAATTGCAAATGTCATAGTAATCCAAAAAAAGCTTATGATAATAAGGAACGGGCGGGCTAGTAATAGATCTAAGCTCGACTTCAGTAGGTGCATAAATTAAGTTGTGTTTTTCTTTTCTCTGGATTAAGAATTTTTTTAAATAAGACTTCTGAGCGTCAACATCTTGCTGGCTCAGCCATTTTTTCATGGAGACTTTATTATTAAAGTCATTAGAGAAATAATAATCTTTGTTTTTGAAGTTTATTAACTCTCCAGTAAGCAAATCATATCTCGGTTCGTGAGTTTGGTAGTACTCCACCATTCTCAGCTTGTGAGATTTGAGATGCCCATGAAAATTCTTGTCTGTTTCGAATTCTAAATTACAAATTTTACATTTAACCATCTAAAACTTCCTCCTCTGTCAAGCCAAAGATTCTGGCTTTAACATCATCCATAGATGATAAGCGTCCAACCTCTGCTTTTAAAACTTCTCTTCTCATATCTGCCATTTTTATCATTTCTTTTCTAGTCTCTTCGTCTTTCCACATCTGCACTAGATTAAGAATGGAGGCGTTGTCTTTAACTTGATTGGAAAGCCTTTCGCTTCTCTTAACTTTTAGATCATTAAGGAGTTTTTGCTGACGAGTGACGCACTGATTATACTCTGTTCGAGCAGAAGTGACTGCTTCTACTAGAGTCATTGGAATTTTTGCGCCTGAATTAATTTCTTGATCTATCTGATCTTGCAAAGTCGCTATTGTTTCTTGAATATTTGAAGATATTACAACTTCCGTGGCCAAAACAATATATTGGTCCACTTCTTCTTGAGTTAAATCTGATTTATCAAAAGTATATCTAATAAAACTGCTCTCGAAAAGATCTCTGTCTACAGCATTAGTATATGTTTCTATCTGGTGTAAAAATCTGTAAGTGTGAAGATAAGAGATCAGAGAGTTTAGCTCTTTTTTTTGCTTAGTTGTGATTTTATCTTTATCTATTCCATTTAAAACATATCTGTTGACTCTAACTAAAGCTCTCTCTTGATTCTTGGGTGGTTTGTAATCTTCTTGGCTCTCTTCTTCGGCGGGAAGACCTGCTGAAGTTTGAACTTGTTTGGGCAAGGTATCTAAATACTCTTGAATAGAGCGAGCTTCTATAGATAAATTTGTTAAACCATAATTATCGAAAAGATCTCTGGCTAATTCTGTGGCAGTCATCATTGCCGCATTGTTAACAATATAATCTTTCTGCTCGTCGGACAGGGACACTCTATCTTTTGGAGTATATTCGCTCTTTGTTCTTACTTTTAAATCTCTTGATGCTAAAAATTTCTTTACGGACTTTCCATAGACGCTTCTTCCATCTATATTTGGATTATCTGGAAAAACTATTTGAGTTAACTCTTGTAAACTAGGAGGATTTTCTTTTCTGTTATTCCAAGTGCGAATGATAGTGTCTTTTTGTTCTTGAGTTAATTCTATTTCGGTCATAGGTCTATTTCTCCATTAGCCAAAGATTGTTTGGCTTTTCTTATTATTGATTTTTGGATATTCTTGAGCTGTTTATTGTAAGCGCTCTTAGCTTCTTTGTCATATTTGAACTTTAAAATCTTACAAACTTGCTCTTCTGTTTTGTGATTGATATATAATAGTTCATACACTTTCCACTCTACTGGCTTTAAAATCTGCTTCATCTTTTCGTGCAAATTTTGAGTCGCCTTCTGAATATCTGAGTTAATACAGACTTGATTATTTATTTCGTAAGAGTGATCTTCTATAGACACAGCCATTTTTAAGTCGTAAGCATTTTTTTTGGTCTTCGTCCAATTATTAAACATTGGGCAACCCTGATCTTGCTTTCCGTAGATGCGGCACTCGCTCTCTCCCAAAGCTGCGGCGCATTTTAGACAAGGCCGAGCATAATTTCCGTAGTTGTTTCTTATTAAGTTTTTAATTTGATTGGATATGATTCTATTAATCCAAGGAAGCATGGGTTTTTTCTCATCATAAAGGTTCCACTTTTTATAAATATGGAATCTTATAATTTGAGACACATCCTCGAAATCAATCCAGTTAAGCGTTGACAAGGTCCACTTATTCTTACGCTTTAAGATTTCAGTGTTAATTAAATTGATGCAAGCTTCAAATTTTATTTTATTCTTCTTCATTCATGGATTGGCGAGATGGGTAAAAACCCGCTTCTCGCTTAAAAGACTCCAAAGCTTCTTGTTTGTTGAACCCTTGAGCTTGGGAGCCTGAGCTGCTTTCACTTTCTCCATTATAAGTTCCCATCAAATTTTGCATTTTTGATCCTTTGTTGGGCTTTACATCAATTTCAAAGTCTAATTTTGAAATGTCGGGCACCCTTTCTGTCGAGATTTCTTCTTCTTCCTCTACTTGTGTAATCTTAGGTGTATTCTTTATGACTTTTGGAGCTACTGTAGCTACAATAGAAAAGCTGGAGGCGCAAGCAGAACAAAACTTCGGTTTATTGAAAGAATATTCAGTGCCAGAACCACACTTTTGACAATAGATCTTCATATTAAGGATTATACACTATATGCCTAAAAAAACCACTAAAAGTTTTAAATTTAAGACAGATAAGGGCGTAGAGTATTCTGTTAGTAAAATCAAAATTCCCTCCAGAGACAGGGCAGAGGGGCTTTGTGATTCTCCTGATAATGAATGTCCTCAGATATTTATAGAAGCATCTCTCTTGCCTCGTAGAGAAATGGCTGTTACTATTGAGGAGTTCGCTCATGCGTTTTTTTGGGATAAATCAGAGAAGAATGTGCGTAAGTTTGCAGCAGTTTTAACAAAATATTTATACGCGAACGGTTGGAGAAAGAGCTTTTAGCTTCTTTACCATGAATTTGACTAGATCGCTTCTCTTGATGTCGTCTTCGGTGAAGTGAAAGGAGTAGATTCCCTTTTCTTTGCTCTCATCATCACCAAAAATAGCTTGCAACTTCTCAAAGCCGCCTGACTTACCATAAGCCAAATCAGATTGGTCAGGATCAGCAAGAATAAAACACTTACTGAACTCTCCAACTCTTGTCATAAGGGTAACTATTTCTTTTTGAGTGCAATTTTGAGCCTCATCAAGAATAATAGCCTTGCAGTTCCAGCTCATGCCGCGCACGAATGACAAAGGATGGCTCTGAAGTCGGCCTTGATTATTAAGAGCTTCAATGTATTGTTTAGATAGCAACTCTTCTAGCTTATCAGCAAAGGGAAGATTGTAATATTTTAGCTTTTCATCTGCATCTCCGGGCAGGAAGCCAATTTTGCTGTCGCTGCTCTCTACTGGAGATCTAATATACATAATATCACTAACTCTCTTGTCTTTAATCAATTGAAGAGCGCAGTAGATGCTCAATAATGTCTTGGACGATCCGGCGGGGCCGCTAATAAACATCATCTTTACGTCCTTATTCAGCGCAATATCAATAAATGCTTTTTGCTTTTCTGTCCAATTGAGTTCTCTGATCTTGATTTCTTCCTTGAACTTGTCGCGCTGAAGAATTTTTGGGGACTTATCTTGTTTTGACATTAGCTATATTATATGTATAAAAAAGAAAAACCCCTAAGTTTTTCAACCTAGGGGAGTATTTGATTTATTTATTAACTATTAGAAGGTCCAGCGCAAACCACCAGCACCAACTACCTCGCCATCCAACTCCTTGCGAGCAAAGTTAAATGTAGAGACATCAAAGTCATTCTTGATGTAAGTAACCTCTGCAAATGCAGTGAGGTGATCAAAGAATGTGCGGCTCACTCCAAGCTTGGCAACGGCATTGGCAGAATCACTTAGCTTAATGTACTCTAGCGCAGGAGTTACAGTAAACCAGCCAAATACGCTGGTTGGGCGTTCGAGGCCGACGCCATATCCATATTGTTCTAGATTAATATCATATACACCCTTTACATAAGGAGTAAATACAATATTAGATAGAGCAACTTTAATGTTTGCTTCTGTTGAGTTTGGGATATTTGGATCGCCAGCTTGGTGACGAATGACAGCCCCGTCTGTGCGCAAAACTAGACCTTCAAAAATTTGAAAGCCCTTTCCTACATTGAAAGCCCAGTGACTTTCATCGAGATTCTCGCTAACTGGGAGAATCGTGCCAGACACTCCTACATCAACGCCATAGTATGTCGAGCCTAGACCAACTCCTGCAAAAGGAGTAGCCTTGGTGCGGGACAAACCGTTCACAAGGTACGTTGAGGTGTACCCAGCCTCAAAAGAGGCGCGAACTGGGGCATTTTGGGCAAAGGCCGCTGTAGTTAGTGTTGCAATTAATAGTGCAATTTTGAATAGTTTATTCATAGCATACTATTTTTACACCTTTTTGGAATTTTGTCAAGTTTTTTATAGCCATGCTGGCTATTTATTTAATTGTAATAGATGTAACTAAAAAGGACTATAGAAGAGAAAAGCTTCGGGTATATTTTTGTTTTTGTTATTTTTATTGTATGAGATATATATAGTATTAATTTAAAACGTGGGGGTGTGTGTTTGTTTTTTTATGATGTATCTTAATAGACCCATAAGAGAAACAATTAGTCTGGGATTTTTTTAATTTGGTTTATTAGAAGAATTTAATTGATTTGGGGAGAATGAAAAAAGGGCCCCGTGGGTTTTTTCTGAAAAGAAAAGATTGACAAAAAGCAAAAAGGGTGGGCCCTTTCGGACCCACCCGTTGCAGAACTTTCGAATTGACTTTCTTAGAGGTTGAAGAGCGTTTCGCGAGCCATGATTGTGTTGGCCAGCTTCACCTTGGCCTCGTTCAGGAGGTCCGTGTCGAAGGTGTCCGGGGTCTTGCCTTCCTCAACGGAGGCATCAATGCTGCGTTGGATGCGTTGAATGTTCTGGATCAACTCGTACTGCTGCGAGTAGAGCGCGGAGCGGGCTTCGTTGATCGCGTCCAACACGGACTGCGGATTTTTGGCTTTGGCCATAGTGTTACTGTGTTACCGACGTTTTGGTTTACTGCGGTTCGAAGAACGCCCTCGAACTGCAATCAATTTAGCACAGAATACCTTTTTGGCAATCCCTTTTTCCTTTTTCTTTTTGGGTATCAATATACCTTAGCTCTCACACACGCGCACCCACATACACACACACGCTCACACACACCACACCACTATACTACTATATATATTATTATTTATTATTTTATTATTATTCTTTATTCTATTATTATTCTATTAAAACAAAAAACCCCCTGTATTACTACAGAGGGTCTTGTGACAAATGGGCTTTTAAATAAACAAATCGGCTTTCGCTTTCGTGTGCGCCTGTGCCGCTTGGGTTTTAAGGCTTAGGCTTCCCGACACTTCCGTGACCCTTGCGTAGCGTTGCCCACGGCCCACGCCAAGCCCCACGCCCACCTTGCGATAGCAAGGCATGCACATGTTGGCCCACGGGCCAATGCGCGTTGCGCCGTCAACGAATTCTGACAGGTTGACTTTGCCGCACAGGTTGCATTCACCGTCCATGGACATGGCCTTGCCAGTCATTGAACCGCCTTCGATTTGAACGTATCGCATAGTGTTACTTTCCGCTCTCAGGTTACTGGCCTGAGGTGCATTCAATTTACTACAAGATCTTAAATAAACAAGAGCTTTTATGTGTTTTCTTTTAGTGGGCTTTCCTAGTCTGTCAGCTTAACTACAACATAGAACATAAACAAGAATAGGATAACTATAAACATATTATTATTAGTATTACTATTATTATTCTTTATTATTTAAAATAAAATGCCCCTAGGAGTTAACCTAGGGGCTTTGGTTGTTTATGTATTACGGGCAATCGGTAGCGTGGAAAGAGACCAGAACGCCGGGGCGGAGCTTGTGAAGCTCTTGGAGGTCTTTGAAGAAACCAGAGACCTCAGAGGCGCGGATAACGCCTTCCAACCCGATATGGTGACCCGGAAGCTCTTCGCCCCAACAGTAATATTGGGAGCGATCCGCGAACAGCATCCCGGCAATTGCCCGATGCTCGATGTCGTTGGTGCGCGGGACCGAAACCCAGACTTTGAGGCCAGCGCGGTAAGGAGACAGAGTTAAGTGCTTCATGCGGTTTCCAGATTACCTGAGATTACCTGTCTTACAATAAAATAAATTGATTAAATAACTACCTATCTACAGTAACAGCTTGAGGCTTCACACACACACACACAAGAGAATGATAAACAATAGTATTATTATTTATGCTATTATTATTATTATTATTATTATTATTGTTCTATTTATTATTATTCGATCATTTATTATTATTCGAGCAAGCGAAAGATAAAATAGATTATTATTAACAAAAGAATTATTGATATTAGCATAAAGTGAAATCTTCCTACTAATAAAAGAAAAGAGCCG